GTAGCGCTTACTGGGATTGCTGCTACTGCCTGAGTTACGCTAGTCACGGTTTGAGTAACTGTCTGAGTAACTGCTGTTGCTGTTTCTACTACTGTGGACACATTTGATACTTCTGCAACTGCAGATACTGCTGAGGCAACTGCCGTGTTGGCTGTTGCTACTGTTGTATTAGATGTTGTTACTGCTTGAACCGCTGTGGCTACTGTTACAGTTGCTGTGTCTGATGCTGCTACTGCTTGTGCTACTTCTGTAATTGCGGTAGCAAGTGATGTATTAACAGCTTGTTGTGCTGGACTTACAACTACTTGTTCTGCAGGCGCTGGAACTTCATCACCATATGCAACGCTAGGCCCAAAAATGAAAAGCCAGCCGATTATAAATAGGCTGGAAGAAAAAAGTTTAAACTTTCTGCTCAATTAGGATCTCCTAAGTAATCACATTTTGATTACTTAGTAATTATAGCATGAGTATATGTTTAAATAAACTTATCAGTTTCCGCCAGCTTAGTTAATTCTATCGTTTTCTTCCATTACTAAATGACCAATATCCATCAGTAAATATTGCTGTGCACATTGGGCTTTGTGCATGTCCAGATTCATAATTAAATGGAGACCACACACCATTATTCATTTGTGTTGCTAGTCCATTGTTATTATATTTTAAGTGTGCAACATTAAGATATGAATCTTCAGCACTCCCGCCGTTTCCTTGAACAAAATACATAATCTGTCCTTCTGCACCATCTGGCAGTGTCCATGTTCCGTCACTCATTACCAAAATTTGTTTTGTTAGATCAACAGTCTCAAATGGTGTCTGATTACCATCTTGGTGACTGATGAGAAGAATATCTGAGGAGTGTCTTTGAGTGTGGTTATCGGCAAAAATTAAGTTTGTAACTTTAACATTAGGCAATTGTGCTTGTGCAATACCATTAATAAAAAATGTTCCATTATTTATGCCAATTGTTGCATTTGTCAATAAGGTTTGATCAATTACATTAATGGTATTAGGCCCCAGATAAACATCTGCCCATCTTTTTGTTTGAGTTCCTAATGTATAGTAATTTGTTTGAGATGGAACAATATTACTTGCTACATTTAAAAAGTCTAGTGGGTTTCCGTCTACCCCAGCATTACCTTGTATTCCTTGTAATCCTCTTTCGCCAGTATCACCTTTTATACCTTGAATACCTTGCAAACCAGTGTCGCCTTTTGCACCTGTATCGCCTTTAGGTCCAGTTAAACCTGTGTCGCCTTTGGGACCAGGTGCACCTTGTATACCTTGTGGCCCAATAATATCTCCTGCATCTATCCAACCTTCTAGTGTTGAATAAACCATAAGAGATCCGTCTGATTCAATTAACCAACAATCTCCTGGAGTTCCTGTAGATGCACCTGCACCAGCATTAAATAATTGTAATGTTGCATAATTACCTTTTAAAATAAATGATTGACCTGATGGTCCACGCTCTGAAGTAATATTAAATGGCATTATCGCTCCAAAATTAAAACAGAAATTGTTCCAGAGCCAATAGCGTAAAGTTTATCGTATGCTCCAAGGTCAGCGCTAAATATTTGTTCTGCTGCAAGCTTAATTCCGTATGAAGATGTTGTAACAGATGATCCACCTAAATAAACTGGGTTTGTAGAATCTGTATTTTGAATTGATATTGTATTTGCAGAATCAACTTCGTCAGAAATTGTTAATAATAACGGGGTTCCATTAACTGTTAAATTTCTAGTTCTTAGCATATTAACTCCTAATATAGGGTTAACCCTATGTATATACAGTATACACTATTTAGGATTATCAGTATTATAAAATCCTTGACCCTTAAATTGTATGCCAAATGACGTAAAATGTCTTATCATCTTCGCTTCACACTGTTTACACATATATCCTGGATCATCTTGTGAAATAGATCGTGTTACAGAAAATGTTGCATGTGCATCATCTTTACTGCATTTATATTCATATACTGGCATTATTTGCCGCTCTTTTTCCTTGCTTTTGCTAAAGCATCAAAATCTTTTACTTTAGTGTCTCCTAAATATCCCCATGCGTATCCATCTGCAATCATTTTTTCATTTAATGATATTGATGATCCATCAAGAAAAACCCATCCTAAAATTCTTCCATATTTTTCTGATGAGTCCATTTTTTCTGTTTTAATAACAACAGATTTAGCGGCTTCAATTTCATGCTTAAGATAAGCTTTTGCTTCAAGTCCTAGCGCCTTTTCCATCTTATCTGTTGTTCTACTTTCTGGTGTATCAATACCAGCAAGTCTTACTCTTGAGCTGAATGAGATATCAAATCCAAGGTCAATATCTACATCGATCGTATCTCCGTCCACAACCTTTGTAACTTTTTTTACGTAATACTCAAACATGGTTCTCCTTAATATGAAGAGCAGTTTAAAGAGGTGCTCAGCTCTAATCTATTAGCTTCCTACGCTATAAGCGCCCACCCACTAATAGAATTATTTAATTTTTATTATTTTTGGTTTTTTGGCCTCTGGAATATCTCTAATTACTTTAATAATTAGCATTCCATTTTCTAAAGAAGCATTTGATACTTCCATATATTCACCCAGCGCAAATGATCTTGTAAATTTACGAGCAGCAATTCCTTTATGTAAAACTTCTGCGTCTGTTACCTCTACAATTTCTCCAGTGATTTTAAGGGTTCCGTCTTCTACGAAAATCTCAATATCTTCTTTTGAAAATCCTGCTACTGCAAGTGATACTTGGAATGTATCTTCATCTAGCTTTAATACATCGTATGGTGGAAATGTTTGACGTGATTGATGAGCGTTATGAACGTTTGCCATTCTTTCAATTTCACGATTAAAGCCGATAAAAAATGGATCCCTAAAAAAATCCATAGCAAATTGTGTTACCATTTTATTCCTCCTTCAAGCGAATAAATTAATATACGGGCCTCCTATTGGACGACCCGTATATTATTATATCAAATATTACATAAATTTGGCAAGTTCGGCCCAAGTTTTTGGACCAATAATTCCATTTGAATCAATTACATCATGATTATCTTGAAATTTAATTACTGCTGCTTTTGTTGCTGGACCATAATCTCCATCTTCAACAAGGGTCAGTGCATGTTGAACTAACTTAACTGCATCTCCTTTATCTCCTGGTTTAATTTGTCCTGGAAATTCTGGTATTTTTTTAGTTGGAACTTTTGCAGTTACAACATTGCCTTTATAGTTAGGGCGACCAAATCCTACAATAAATGCTGGAATTTTTTTCTTATTTGTTTTATATGCACGGATTTTAACAACAGCTTCTCCACCATTTCTTTGACTGGTAGATTTCTTTTTATCTCCAGCAGTATTTCCTTCAATTGTTGTTACGGTTCCGTCTCCATTATCTTTTACAACAATGCCTACGTGTTCAATCGGAGCTCCGCCTTCTGCAAAATCAAAATAAACAATGTCTCCTGGTTCTGGCTTGGCATCTTTTGCATCCAACCATGTTCCCATTTTTTTAAATGCTGCAGCACCTGCCATAGTTGAAACAGTGTTTGGAAGTTTTACTCCAGCTTCATTAGCACACCACATAACAAAAGATCCGCACCATGGTAAAAAGTTTGCTTTTGTAAATGCACCATATTTTGTTTCGTTATCTTTAGGGCCTTCTACATAACCTTCTTCATTTAATGCAACCTCTACAAGTTTAGCTGCTGTTGCTTTTTCTGCCATTTTAATCTCCTCTTAAAATTGATTTTTTAACTTTGTTTTCATTAGCAGTTGCTGCATATAAAGCTCTCTGATGAGCTAATGCTCTTGATTTGCTTGGATGGCAACCTTTTAGTTCACCTTTATCATTTATTACTGCAAAACCTTTGCATCCTGCGGTATTTTGTTTAATATTATATGGCATTGTTTCTCCTAATTAATTGTTGATTTAATGCTTGAGCGTAACCACCATGCCCAAAATTCTAATTTATCTTGACGATCAGCAGCAAAATTTGCTAATCCTTGTTCTCTATTTGTAGTAGCAATATCAAATATAATTTTTACATCCTCAATCATTTTTTCAATCATAAATAAAAGTGATTCTGACATTGCAAGTGGTGATGTAGATACCATTGTAATATCCCCATATGTATTTAAATCTGTAAATTGTTTTAATGTAAACACAGCAGGACTTTGAAATTTGCGTTGCCATTCAGCAATTGTATCAATTGATTCAAAAATATCTGTATAAATTTTTTCAAAAAATTCATGATATTGTGTAAATAATGCACCTTCTACATTCCAATGAAACCCATGTGAAGTAGAATAAAGAACAAGCGAATTTGCCTGCCATTGTTTTAGCTTATAAATTAATTCTTCCATAATTATAGTATACCATAATTAACACTTATATACCTTTTTATGTCTTCATATATAAATTGAGCCGTTTTTTCCCCGTCAGCACCCCTAAAATCAAATGGATTTAAATATATGTATTCTTCAAAATTTTTATTGGTTAAAGCCTCTTTAAATTCCTCATCTGTAGCTCCTGCTATTATGGAATTTAAATATATTGTTTTTTTAGTTTGATTAGCAATTTCAAATAATTCTTTTCTATAGAGATAAATTAATTCTTTGTTACAAGTTATTACATCTTTATTGTTTAACATTGATTGTTTTAATATATCTTTAGCTTCATTAACATTATTAATTGCTTCAATTATTATATTTGACTCTGTATCTTCTAAAATTTTATCATCAGTTTTTGTTTTAATTCTAACTAGATTTATATTAGGATTAGACTTAATCATTTCTACAAGGGGTCTGCCGACATTACCATATCCATATAGTGTTATTTTAATAGGAAGTGTTGCTGGCATTTTTTTTAAATCCAAAACTTGGCATAACATATCTTGTTGGACCATCCAAAACTTCTTTTACCCCATGCATATAATTTTCTGTTCCAGGAAATATAATCATGCTTTTAGCAGGTGGTTTAATTTCAAAATTATGATCTGGAAAGAATAATTCCCCACCATTATAGTTGTCATTTAAATAAATAATTACTGCTTTTTCTAAATCTGGATTGTTTCCTTGATCAAAATGTATCTTTAAAAATGTATTAGGCTGTTGTCTTTGTATGGCATACATAGGATTTATTTCATATTTATTATCAAAAAAATCATTTACTTTTTTAGTTAATGATTTCCAAAACTGTTCGTCATTTATTTTAAATATTTTATCATCCCAAAATTGATTTCTAGATTCTAAAGCCATCTGCATTTCTTCTAAATTGTTTTTATATTTTTCTTTAATTTGTTTAACAGTAGTGTTATTCCATAAACTTTCTTCAGATTTATTAATTAAAGATATAACATAAGAATGTTCTTCTTCCGTAAGAAAATTTTCTATAATAAAAATATTTGGATAAACTTCATTCATTCCATCCGCCTAAATTAATATCATCATCACCTAATGGAATTAGTCCGTAATCTCTTGCAATCTCGTATCCCTCTTCACTCAAATTAATTGTAGCTTCTAAGTTTTCATTATATTCTATAGAAATTAAATCGGCTTCAAACATTTCAAGTAGTGCGGCATTAACCCAATCCTCGTGAGATTGCCATAGTTCTGGAGCAATATCTTTTGCTATTTCCATAATCTGAAAGATTATTTCGCCTTCTTTATCCATTCCAGCAATTTCAATAGCGCCCATTTCAATATAATCTTCTAATTTTTTTTTATAATATTCGTCTTCCATAATATCTCCTTGTGCAACAGGTAGGACTTGAACCTACGATTACCGAATTATGAGTTCGGGGCTTTAACCAACTAAGCTACTGTTGCTTAGTTGTTTATTGTATCTCAACATTTTCATTTTTGTCAATAGTTTCTTCAACTATTTGCTGAACATATTCTGAAAAATGTTTTCTTATATTTCCCATTGGTCTAGATCCTAAATTTTTCCATATTCTTTTATATTCAATAACATTTGAAAACGTTGTTGGACAAAGAACAACTCCATAATATTCTTTCATTGTAGTTGGCAAAGGCACATGCTTACTACAACATTTACATTCTTTAGCTTTTTCTTGATATTGACTCATAATATATCCATTCCTTCTAGTGCATTTTGCAAAGCTTCTGGCATTCTTGGCGCCCTAATCATATTTGTCACATATTCTTCTTCTTTTTGTAAGCCAAAATCATTCTCAAAACTCATTGACTCATAAGTATGAATATTGATTGTTTGATTATAATCTGGTCTAGTCATGCTAATTGCATTAAATATAGATCCACAAACTGCATCTGCCAAATCTTTTGATCCTTTTCTTGGGTGATCAACTTTATCTCTCATAATTCTAAGCTGTAATAATTCATCAATTAAAAGAGAAATATGAGGACCTTTTAGTCTTTCTTCTAAAACAACCATAGCCATATCATCATAATGTTTTTTAGCAACAGATAAAATTTCTGTATTAATACCATATTGTTTTAATTGTTGCATCATATCATGAGAATTCCATCTATCAAATGTGCATAATCTAATTTTAAATCCTAGTGTTCTAAGTGATAAAATATAATCTTTAACTTCTGTAAAATCTACAGATTTATCTGGCGTTGGAGTCCAATATCTTACGGCATCAACTTCAACAATTGGAGCTGGCTGAGAATATGTATCTGTTACTTTAACATTAACCCATTTATTAATATGAGACATAGATACAGCACAATGGTCGTGTTTTTGAGCCAAGTCGACGTGTATAAAATATTCTTTATCTAGATCTGGTGCGAACCAAGGTTCAAATCTGCCAAATTGATCTACGGCTAAACTAAGATTATTAAATGCTTTTTCAATTTTTTCTCTAGATTTAAAAAATGCATCTACAGCATCTGAAGGCATACAAGCAAATCTCCCTAAAGCATCTTGCATATCTCTATAAAAATCTACTTTAAAATCTTCAATTTTTTTGGTTGGATTAATTTCCCATGTTGGTCTTTTTAAAGCATATGTTTTAGGGTAAAGATAAGATTTAATATGATCTTCTTCCCACTCAACAATAACTTCATTACCATCTGTTCCATCTGGTAATTCTTCATCCATTTTTAATGTTTTGCTTCTAACTATAGTTTCTTTTTCTGCTATAACAGATTCATAAAATTTTTGAATAGGATCATTTTTAAAACGAGGAAAAGAAAGTAAAATTACTTTTCCAAAATCTGGAAAACGAGACATAACTGATGCTCGATACATAGAGTATATAGCGTCAGCAGTTTTTGCTTGATCATGTCCAGTTGTATTTTCAGTTGCAAAACCAGAAATTTCATCAAGAATTACTACAATTACGTTATAGCCTTCCCAAGCTTCACGTTCTGAGTGTCCAGAATGAACTGTAATAGATTTATCAAATTTCATTTCAGAGGCTTTTGACTCATATTTTCCAGTAAACCATGGAGAACGATCAACTCTTGTTTTAAATCCTTTAAAAAAAACATTATTTGCTTGTTGTGCATTAATAGCAATATTTAAAATATCAATTGAATCACCAGGAGGTTTTCCATAATAACTTGCTGGATCTTTTAAACATAAAAGTAAATATACAATATATGCTGTAGCAATAGTAGACGAATAATCTTTTCCAGAACCTTTACCTAATTGAGCAATAACTTCATTACAGGTTTGTTTAAACTTTCTTTTTCCTTCTTCTTCTCCAAATAATTTAATTAATGTGCTTTCTTTATAAATTGTTGAGCTTTTTTCAATTAAAGTATATTGTAATTCAGATAAAGGAGGCAATCCAAGGTAGTCTGGGCTAGTTACAAACTCTCTTAAATCTACTGGACGCTCATCAAATTCTTCGCCGTCCAGCATATCAATTAAATCATTAAAGTTAAGATCCACTAACTTCCTCAATTATCTCTATTGGTTCAACTATTCCTGTAATTTGAGAAAGTCTACGAGCAACATCCATTTTACATTTAGGACATGTTGCGGTTACTTCTTTTAATATTTTAACTAAAATTTCTTGTTTATGTTCAGTCTCTGCAATTTGTGATGCTATTTCTGCATTATCTAAAAGACCGACTTCTTTAAGCATACTAATTCGTTTTGTTTCAATGTCTGAAATCAGTTTTAAAGCATTTGCCTTAACATTTAGTTGACCTTGTTGATCTGCATCTTCTACAGTCTTCCAGGCCTCTTTAATGAGCATTGAGTAATGTTGATCAGCTCCAGAAATAGCCTCTTTAGCCCGCTCTCTAGAATTATTATCATTATATACAACTGTTTTCCATTCATCAATTAAGGTAACAACATCAGCTCTTTTAAAACCAGTAAGAGTAGCAATTTGAGTTGGACTATTTCCCTTAAGAAGTTCAGAAACAACTTTATTCATGCGATCAAAATGATCAGTTAATTCGATTTCCATATAACACTATTATACTTCTAGTCGACTGAAATTGCAACCTGATTTCTTGCTATTTTTAATAATATTAAATACCCAATAAGATCATCTATATCATTATCTCCAGCAAAACCTTGATTATTCTTTACTCTATTTAATTTATCGTCAATACGAACTTTTAATTGTTCTGTCGAATCTGCCGTTGAAAATATTCTTGCAGGCTCTAAAGCAGAATTACCATATGATATATTTTTATTAATTAATAAATGAGCAATTTCATGACATGCTGACCATATTTTTGACCCAGCTGGAGCACCTACAGCATGTAAATACAAATCTGTGCAATTAAAATTTTTAACATCCTCAAATACTGGACTTAGCATTATTTATCCATTCTAGTAGGTTATGTTTTGGTTCCCAACCAAAATCATTTTTTGCTTTATTATTATCCGCCAAAGTTTCTTTTACTTCCCCTGGTCTTGCATTTATATATTCTACATCATTAGATATGGTTTTGGCAATATCTAATATAGAAATATTTTTTCCAGTTCCAATGTTATATGTCTCTCCAAATAGGGATTGATTTTTTGAAAAGGCTGCTAAGATATTAGCTTCTACTGCATCTTTAATGTTTGTAAAATCTCTTTTTTGAGTTCCATCTCCAACAATTGTTAAAGGTATATTGTCTTTAAATTGTTTTAAAAATAAACCAACTACTGGCGCATATTCACCTTTTAATGGATGTCTTTCCCCATATACATTAAAATATCTTAAAGAAACAGTCTCTAGCCCATATAGGTTAAAATAAACTCTCATTAAGTTTTCTCCAAATATTTTAGCTGATGAGTAGGTTGTTAGGGGATCTGGTTTTTGAGATTCAATATTTGGCAATGTATTTTTTTTGCCATAAGAAGAAGAAGTGCTTGAGTATATTACTCTTTTTATATTATTAACTCTAGATGCCTCTAAAACATTAAACGTTCCTACTGCATTTGTGTGCATAGACTTTCTTGGATTTTGTATAGCAATTTGAATTCTGGCATCTGATGCTAAATGAAATACATAGTCTACATTTTTAAATAACGGTTCAATTAAATCATAATTGCAAATATCATATTTGTAGTTAATAGCTTCTGGATTCCAATAAAATTTTTCATTAGATACAGCACTTTCGTTATCTATACATATAACTTCATGACCAAGATTAATTAATCTATCTACAATATGTGATCCAATAAATCCAGCCCCTCCAGTTACTAATGATTTCATTTAATTTTTTTTATCCATATCTGCCATCCACGATGTAAAATATCTAAGTATGGACCATGTGTATTTAAAAAGGCATCTATTGCATGCTTTGGAGCAAATTGATCTCCATCTGGGTGAGTCCATTCATAATCATCAAATGCCATAATTCCATTAACCTTTAGTGTATTCCATGAAAGAATAGCATCAGAAATTACAGTATTAGCATTATGATCTCCATCTATATAAATAAAATCAAATTCTTTATTCTGATTAGATATAAGCCAATCAAAACTTTTTGATTTATGTTTATGCACTTTATTAATAAATTGAGAGACTTTTTTATCAAATTCTTTTTCGACTTCACCCATTGTGAATTGTTCTTTTAATTCACCCGCATGCTCTAAGCTACCAGCCCAAGTATCTACGCAAACCAATCTAGATGAGTTTGAGGTAAGTATGTTTTTCAACATATATAACGCACTGTCTCCCGTAAATGATCCTATTTCCAAAAACAATAAATTGTCTTTATTTTTATATTCAGCAAGCATACTTTCAAAATTTGCACTAGCTTTTATTCCTTCAAACCAGTTAGGAAATTTATTTTCTATATTATATGGATGAACATATTTTTCTTGACCTGGTTCTCCACCCCATTTTTTATAGTAATGATCGTATATAGAACGCACTTGAGAATCCCAAATAGCTCTTTCTTCTGGATGAGCGAGGGTGGCAGAACCTACGTGAGATACTCCACCAACTCTTTCCATTGGAACGTAAGTAATTTCTCTGCCTGTTAATTCTTTAGTAACGTAACCTTTTGACCTAACTCTTCTATAATAATCATTATCTAAAAGATATCCGTTTTGTTGCGTTGGCCAATGTTCATCTCCCCATGGACCTATATCCTCAAATGCTTTTGTATTAAATGTGCATAAAACATCATAATTTGTAAAAACTACTCCCCAGTTATCCGATAAGCTTTCTGTATATTTAACTAATTCAATATCAGTATCGTCATGAATTTCTCCATCATTATGCATAAATGAATAAAAGTCAAAATTATTATCTATTGCATATTGCCTCATAGCATTTTGAGTTTCTGTAAATGTCATTCTGCGTTCTGGGTTCCAAATTCTAAATTGTGTATTTTCATATACTGAAATTGGTATTTCTTTTTCTGAGTTATTAAAAATAATATACTCGTCATACAAATCCAATTTAACGCTTTTAACAGATTTCTCTAAAAGATCAAACCTATTAACTACTGGTATAAATATAAATTTTTTCATCTTTTTTTAATTAACCCAAATTGTTCTAAATATCTTTGAATGGTCATTGCCGAAACTTGACACTCTTTGCTAATTTCAGTAACTGTTTTTTTTTGAACTACATATCTGCGATATAGCCATTCTTTACTCTGATATAATTTCATGGAGCATTCATAATAAATTGATTTTTATAATCATTAAATTTAATTACAGTTGGGTCTACCCACCAGTCTTCATGAATTTCTTTTACAACAAGTGAGTATCCTAGCGCTAACATAATTTCTCTTTGAGCATCACGCATGTGAGAATTTCTTAATTCTATTTGAGCATCGTGTTCAAAGGTTACTACTGAGAATCTATATGTATTTAATGGTATAGCTAAAAGACCTAGAAGTGATAACGCTGGATTCCCAACTGATCTACCTTCTTGAGTATACCCCGCATCAATATCTATTTGTAAATAATCAATTTGTTTGGGAAAATTATTTTCTTCAAAATACTTTATATAATTAAATTTAGTTGCGTCTCCCAAGATACATGGATTTTTTCTATTTGCAGAAATTTCTTCATGAAACTTTGGAACAATTTCAAATGAAACTCCTTTCCAATTATATTCATTTTCAAGTCTATATGTATTAGACCCTTCAATAGAATGAAATGCTCCTAGTTCTACGTAGTAACCTTCTTTTTTACCATTTAACATTTTTATTACAAATTCTTCTTGTGAACTTAATTTCATCTTTTTGTTAACACCTCATTAGAATAATGTGCAATGCCAAATGCATCTGCAACATCAAAATCATTTAATTGCAATAAATATTTTTTATTAAAATAATCAACAGTTCTTTGTTTACGCATATTCCTTAATTGATTTTTATACCATGAATCTGCATAGCCAGGATTTTTTATTCTTATTGCTGCTTTTTCTTCTTTGGTTGGATTTTTATTTCCAATATATGCTTGCCAAGAACTCGGAGATATAGTAATAACACTAGCACCAGTAGACATGAGCTCAGAAATGACGACACCGTAAACATAAGATAATTTTATCACAGCATCTGGGGATCTGACAAGTATTGCTCCTTCTACTACAATATAATCAGATTTTAATTCATTTAACATTAAATTCATTTTAATTTTAGCATCATATATTTTTTCATATATATCGGCACCAGTAAATTCTATTTTACCCCATTTTAAAGGAATGTTATTTTCCATTAAACAAAAGGCAACTGAACTTGTGGAGGCATCTATTCCTAAAACTCTATATGCTTTTGTTTTTATTAAATTAGCTAATGTCACTTATAATTCTCCATATCATTTTTTTGCTTTCATAATCTATGGTTTTTTCGCAACTTATACATATATCTTTTTGATTATACCTGCTTAATTCAGCTGTGCATTTTTTGCATTTTCTAAGAACACCATTTTTAATTGCTTTTTTTTCATAATATTTTTCCATTATTCTTTTATTTGTAGCAACTCTACAACATTGGTCAGAACAATATTTTTGATTATGCGTTTTGGCATTAAAATCTTTTGAACACTCTTTATTAAAACAAATCATATTTTAGGAACTTCAAATGCTGATATTTGAATTGTTCCAATTTCACCCGCCCAACATTCTTTTTTAATTGGACAATATTTACATGTAGATGTAGATTTTGTAAAGGCTCTCATTGGTAGGTCGCCTTCTTTAAAATTATCCCAAACTTCACAAAGCCAAGTAAATGTGTCTTCAATTATTTTAGCATTTCTTTCATTCATTGATATTGGAATAATTAAAACTTCTTGGGTATTTTTATTTTCATATAAAAAAAATCCTTCTTTAACATTAGTTAATTTCATATATGTTAATAACTGAAGCATGTGATTGGCTGAAGGCTTCATTGTTGCCTGTCTTGTATCCCAAACTTCTTGCTTAGCTGTTTTAATTTCGCCAATAACTTCTTCGCCATTCCAGTCTAATACTAGATCGATAAATCCTCTAATTGGCGGATACTCATTTTTAATTTCACGCTCTTCTTCTTTAAGAGTTCCAGTTGAGGAAATAAGTTTTTGTAATCTTTCATGGGCTTGGGTTCCCTGTGCCATATTAGCAACCGCAATTGAATCATTTTCATCTATAAACATAACTCCGCTAAATGCCAAATACCAATATCGTGGACAATTTCCGTGTCCATAGCCAATTGTGCTAGGACTAAAAGAAGTTTTAGTCATAGATTGATCACCACGTTTTGTAGCAAGATAGGCGTCGTCAAGCATTACGGCAAATTTTTCTGGATCAAAATTACCGTTGTGCTTTTTGAATTTTAAATTACTTACAATATTTCTACCCATTGTATCTTACGACATACTTGAGTGCATCCACAAGTTTATCTATAGACTCCTTAACAGAATAGTAAACATTTTTTTTATTATTGTTTACGGTTCCAGCTTTATCCTTTGCAATAGTTGAATAAACTGATGACATGACGGCAAACTTTGTCGACATAGCCTGTAACTCCATAATTAAATGCGGAGCTTTTACTGCGGGAACATCTGGGTTCATTAATAATTTTACCACAATTGCTAGAGCCTTGTCTAAATGCTCATCCTTCATAAATTCATGAAGGTCATTAAATTCAGTAATATCACTAATTAACTCTAAAGTATTTTTACTCTCCGTCATTTTTAATATCCTTATTAATTTTGGTTACATAATATTGAATATAGATTCCAAGAACGTATCCCAGGCCTAGACCAAAAACAAAATTTATCATTATACGACCTTCTTCTTTTTTGGAGTATAAGGTCCCAGGTCAGCTTTTACTGATCCGTCTTTTCTTATTCTAATTATTCTTCCATTTTTAATAATAGTTTTATTAAATGGAATCTTATTATTGCTTCCCATTGTTATCCTCCCAAAATTGGATCAGCTCTTCTAAGACTGCCCACTCTATAATACCAAGACGAACCTTGGAATTATTTCCTATAATAATTTTTAATGCTGGATGCATATCTCTACTTACTTTAAAGGTGTCTGTGCAGATTTTAGACCACACAGGCTTATTTAATGTAAAAGATGCAGAAGCTTCCTTGTAGTCTACAAGAAACTGATTCCATTTTGCATCACCTTTTTGATAATCTCCACGACCAGAATTTTTTTGTCCTTTAGCACCATCTCTTTTAATTTCTGATCTTTCTGACATTATCCATTAACCTTAAATGAATTTTCATGTCCATCTGGACATGTCCATGACATTGTAAATTGTGTAGCATCCCAATAATAAACATCAGAGTCTTTTTCACACTTATTGCATGGTTTAATGCCTTCAAATTTTTGCATTTCAGGAGTCATTAAAATTTCTTTTTTTAAAAATTCATGCAAGTTTGGCATTAACTTCTCCAATTAATTCTTTTACTACATCAGGATTATCTTTTAAGTATTGAACAGCTTTTGCACGACCCTGTAATCTTTCGTTATTAACTGTATACCAGGCACCGCCTTTTTCTATAATTCCAACCATTTCAGCAACATCTAAGGTTTCTCCGACTGCATCTACACCAAGAGTTTCCCCCTGGTAGTAAAAGTCATATTGTCCTGATAAATTTGGGGGGCCAAGTTTGTTATAATCAATAATCCAGTTAACTGGCCGTCCAACTCTTTGTTCAATGATCTTGTCGCCAACTTTAACGCCAGCCTTAATAGCATTTGCCTCAGCTTCAGACGACCAGAGTTTAATGACAGTGGAAGAAAAGAACTTGACTGCCATGCCACCTGTGGGGATGTGACTAGCATGCATAGATCCAAATTGATTTCGTTGTTGTGA